CTTCGACAGGCACGGTCACGTCTACATCCAGCACCGTTACGGGTGGGAGCGCAGCCAGCGTACATGGAATCAACAACGTTTCCAGCGGAACGGTCACATTGACATCAACCACGGTCACAGGCGGGAGCAACGCGACCGCCTACGGAGTCAACAACACCTCCACCGGCCCAGTGACGATCACGGGAGATGTGACGGCATCCACTGGCGCAGGTGTTTTAAACGCGAGCACTGGCACGGTTACGATCACCGGAACGCTGACTCCTACGACCGCTGTCCACGCGCTCCAATGCACCAACACCACAGGGGCTGTCATTACTTTGAGCGGTTCGCTTATCTATGCGAGCAACGGATTTGCTCCGACAAATTGTCTAAAGTTTTTGATGAACCCAACGCCAACGATGGCAAAGGTTCGCTTTGCAAAAAACGGATCGACGACCTACAGCGACTTTTTCACCTCCGACAATAGCCTCGGCCAAGCCGCGATTACAGACGTTCGTTTCGGAACCGTCTACGCAAGCGGAGCTTTGACGGGCGTGGCCTACATTCCATCGGCGTCAAGCGTGGCATTCGGCGTGCCTGTCGACAATACAACCGGCACAGCAACACTCACCGCCGCTGACGTGCGCGCCGCGATAGGCTTGGCAACAGCCAACCTCGATACGCAACTTGCCGCGATACCGACGGCCATCACAAACGCAAACGCCGTCTGGGACGAGTTGATGTCAGCGCACACGACATCCGGCACATACGGCGGCAGGATCGTTCGCGCAATAAATGCAAACAACGAACTGCAACTTACAGGCTCGCATCACGCAGCCGCAGACGTTCACGAATTTCAAGCCGCCGTTATTCAATCCGTGGCCTTCGCCACAAGCGCAGTCACGCTTTTCACAGGCGCGATGCGAACCGAACTCACGCCAGAACTAACCGAGATCACCGAGGTTCACGCAATCCACGGACTCGACATCGCAAACGCGCTCACCGTCACGCCTACGAGCAGGACATCGGGCGCGATCACGCAAGCGATCACCGGAGACGGAACAACGAACACCGTAGTCACGAGAGTCTAAGCGGATGCTAGCTTCCCTGCTCATCGCAACGCAGGGCTTAATGCCAAGCCCAACGCCGCTTTCTATCGGCGTTCAAGGCTTGCTGTTCATTCCGGTCGTTCCACCTGTTCCGATCAATCCAATCGATCTGCCAGGCGGCGGAGGACGAGGACGCGAAGAGCGAAAAGTTACGGTCACCGTTCGCGGCGTCCGTCTTGTTTTCTCGGTCGCGAACGTCGAAGCGTGCGCCGGTTCGCGCATTCAAATTGTAGGTTCGTCTTGCTTCACCAATGCTGGCGAGGCAGACCTTGCGTTTAGCTCAAGCATACTGGTTCTAGGTGCTCGCACTCATGCCAGCGCAAGTCGCCCGGAGATCCGATTCTCGATGTCGTTCGACGTGATAGGTGGAGAGGAAGAAAACGAGTTAGAAGTTTATCTAATGGCGCAGGCCGCGTTCAAAATGCTCTACGACTAATTGACATTTGCGCCAGCGCATGGATGTCATCGAAGGCGTATCAATCATTTCAATCGGCGAAGCAAAAGGTCACGGGCTTTACGTTGACGAGACAACTTTGATGCAAGTCAAAGAGTGTGCCGAGACCTACAAGGGCGGCGTAAAGGTCAATCTCGACCACGGTGCAGGGATAAAAGACATCGTCGGTTTCGTAAACAATTTCCGCATCGTCGGGAAACAACTCTTAGGCGATCTCAACCTTCTCAAAACATCGCCCATGCGCGATTACGTCATGGAGATTTCAAGCAAACTCCCGGACACATTCGGAATCAGCATCGCATTCACAGGCCCAATCCGCGAAGTGGAGGGACTCGCCTTCGCAAGTTGCACCGAGCTTTACAGCGCAGACCTCGTGCAAACACCAGCCGCAAACGCGACAGGTCTTTTCAGTTTTACCGCGAAGCAAGTTGACAGTTTTTCCAAACAAATGACCGATCCAGAAAACACCGAGGCTCCCGAGGGAGAAGTAGAAGTCACAATCGCCGAACTCGCAAAACGCATGGAAGCTCTTGAGCTTTCCTTCGGTTCGATGAAAACCCAAATGGAAGCAATGCTCCCAGCTGAAGAGCCAGCCGCTGAAATGAAAGAAGAGATGACCGCTGAACTCAGCGTCATTTCCAAACTCGAAGCAAAGCTCGACTCGATCATCTCCAATTTCGGAGCCGCTCCAGTAAAGGCATCGGTAGTCGCCGAGGAGAAGGCAGTCGAAAAATTCGACCTCAAATCAGTCATCGTGCAGAAGACCGAGGAACTCGGCAGCCGCACCGAAGCTATCCGCTTCGCAATGCGTAACCACCGCGAAGCCTACATCGAGGCACGCGACAATAACGAACTCAACTTTTAATCAAAACAATCTATGGCAACCCAAAACGATAACGGAATCCGGAGCTTCGCTTTCGCTTCCGCAATTACTGCGAACACGCTGGTGAACATCACCGGCGCAAACGCTGCGCAAGCAGCATCAACCGGCGCCAACGCCATCGGAGCCGTCCAAGCTGACGTTGCCGCTGGTGGACAAGGAGCCGTCAAACTATTTTTCCCAACCCAATTCGGCATCGTGTCCGCGATTGTGACAGCCGGTAACACCGTTTTCGCGGTGACCAACGGCCTCATCCTCGGCACATACGCCAACGCATCGACCGTCACAATCGGCGTTGCGATCAACTCCGGCGTTTCCGGTGACGTTGTCGAATACGTTCCTAAATTCAACCAATAACTAACTACCCACTATGGCACTCTCATATACAACTATCCGCGCCGATATCGCGCAGGCCGTCTTCGAAGGCTTGTCGAACAAAAACAACTTGTTCATCGGAACCGAAGTCATGCCAGTTTACTCGTCCGACGTTAAGTCTGGCGCGTATCTGAAATTGAACATCGGCGATTCTGAAACTCTCAACGACGACGTTCTGAAGATCGCCGCTGGTGCTGGATATCCACGCACAAGCCGCCGGTTCACGAGCGATTCTTTCGATGCGATTGAATATGGTCTCGAAGAGGTTCTTCCTGACAGCAACCGCCGCGATCTCGATAGATTTTTCGACACCGAGGTTAACATCGCTTCGATGTTGCTCCGCCAAATCCAAGTCAGCCACGAGGCTCGCGTTGCTTCAGCAGCATTCGCCGCTAACGGACTCACGGCGATCAGCGCAAGCGCAGCTTACACCGACGCGAACATCACAGGCTTCGACGTTCCCGGTGACGTGGCATCAGCCAAGTTGGAACTCGCCAAATATGGCGTGCTTCCAAACACCTTGATCATGTCCATGCCTTTGTTTGAGCGCATCCGCCGTTCTGCCAAAGTGCAGAATCAGTTCTTCGGCGTTGTTCCTTCGGATCAAAGCCGACTCTTGAGCGAAGGCGAAGTCGCCGCCGCTGTCGGAGTCGACCGCGTTCTCGTAGGTCGCGCACCAAAGAACACCGCCGCTAAGGGTCAGACCTATGCCGGCGGATTCATCTGGAGCAATACCTACATGGCTCTCGCCACAACCTCCGGCGGAGACTTCTCCGGTGGTGGATTCGGACGCACGATTGTATGGGCTGCAGATAGTCCCGTGCCTTTCGTTTCCGAAACCTACCGTGACGAGGCCCGCCGCGCTAACGTCCTCCGTGTTCGTCAGAACTCGGCAGAGAAAGTTATCGACGGTTCCAGCATCATCCGCATCACGACTGGATACGTTTAAGATTCCCCAGCAAGTTAGCATCGAAGAAGCCACCTCGAAAGGGGTGGCTTTTTTGCGTTGACACGATATCCTTTTTGTAAACATGAACCAAAAAAAGAAGCTGGTCGCAGGGCTTATCTGCGGCAACGAAGAACCGCGCATTGAGCGATGCGTGAAATCACTTCAACAAATCTGTGACGAGATTGTTATTGTCCGAGCAATCGGGGCACTCGCACCGGATCGCACGCTCGACATCGCCAGGGAGATGGGATGTCACGTTGACGAATACCTCAACTCGCCGCTTGTGGCAGACTGGGACCATCTCGACAACTTCGGAGAGGCTCGAAACAAGGCATTCGCCAAGGCATACGAACTCGCAGGGAAAGACGGCTGGGTAATGTGGGCCGACTGCGACGACATCATTGAGCCGGCAATGGTCGCGCCAACATTGGCCGCTCTTGAGGAATGTCCAGCAGAACAAGATTGGATATTGACCGACTACGTTATTCCAGAGCAGGGCAAACGCGCACCAAGGGAGCGATTCTTTCGCTTCAAAACAGCATGGTGGCATCGGCCGGTGCATGAGAACGCGCAACCTACAAAAGACGTTGCGGTATGTATGCGCCGCGATCTTGAGATTGTCCACGCCCCGCCAATCGGGGCGCGAAATAGCAGCGAACGCAACCGCAGGATTCTCATGCATCAAGACCGCATGACTTCGCATTTTAAGTTTTACCTGCATTACGAGAATTTCATTGCCGGCAATAAAGAGCTTGCGGCCAAATACGGATCGGAGGCACTCGCCTTGACCGATCTCGACGGAGTGAACCGCTACGAAATCCTTTTGAATTGCGCCAACATTACGAGCGGGGAAACCTCGCTCAACCTAGCACGCAAGGCGCGAGCACTTGAGCCGAAACGCCGCGAAGCCTACGGACTTGAGGCCAGCATCCTGCTTGACGATAAAAAATACCAAGACGCGCTGAAAGTGGTGGAAGAAATGCTCGAAGTGCCGACGCCTAAGTTCCCGCAATGGACACATCGCAAAGAGTGGTATGGATGGAAGGGAGATCAACTCTACGCATGGACGCTCCGACTGCTCGGACGCAACGAAGACGCCGAAGAGATCGAGCGCGAGACGCTAGCAGGATCAAGCAAGTTTAAAATCTCG